ATTGCGGTGTAAACCTCATGCCGAAGAGTTCCAGCCACCAGAGATATGCTTTCTCCTGCCTCTCTGGATGTGTCGGTTTTGCCCGCCGCAACGGGAATGTCAAAAAGGTCAGGGATCATAAGTCATCCCCTTGCGACCAAGCATTGATGCGTTCTGTGATTTCGTTCCGCGCTTTGACAACCAGGGCTTGCGCGTCTTCAAAATCTGGCAAGTCGATTTCGTCAAAAACCGTTGTCTGTTGCGCGGCTTTATTTATAAGCCGGATGCAGTTCTCAATCGATTCCTCAACGGCCTTCAAGTCTTGTTCAGACTCAATATAGTCTCTACAAGAAAATTCATCTGATATTGACATTTGCTCTCTCCAAAGCGGTTTTGATGATTTGATAATAAACATTTTGTTGCACCCGTCAATAGCTCTTTACACAAAAAAACAAATTGTTTATAAGCAATCTATGACACATTCTTTATTCATCGAAATTTTGGGCGGGACCACCGCCGTTGCACGGGCGCTAGACGTTAGCCCCCAGAACGTCACGAATTGGAAGCGAAGGAGTATTCCCTGGAAATACCGCTTTCGCATGGTTCGGATGGCTGAGATAAAGAACGTCAGAATACCAGATAAATTCATGGAGTCACGATGAAGAGGTGCAAGCGCGACACTGTGTTCAGCCAGCTTGTGCGGGAGCGGTCTAATTGGACTTGTGAGCGTTGCGGTTGCTACGTTCCCGAAGGCGAACGCCAGCGGCTTCATTGCAGCCATATCGTTTCGAGAAAATATCGGCGGTTACGGTGGGAACCAATTAACGCCGTGGCGCACTGCGCTATGTGCCACAGCCACCTAACAGATAGACCGCATGAATTTGGGCGGTGGGTTGATGAGACTTTAGGCCGTAGCGTTTCGGATAGGTTGTCGGAATTGTCCCAGCCCATCGGTAAGTATTCAAAGCCACAGCTTGAAGACATTTATCAGAATTTAAAGGCCAGCCTGAAGCAGATTCAAATGCAACGGGCCGACGGCGAAACGGGTCGGCTTGATTTTGAGAGTCCCTATGGAGAATGAGATTACATGGTGCCAGTGGATTCCGAAAACGGAACCCGAAAGGATTGCGGAGTACGAGCGTGACGGTTGGGAAGTTCGAGAGGTTAACTGTCACCACGGCCACCATGCGGTGTTAGCGGTGAGATATGAAACAGATGTGTCAGACCTGTGATGGTGAACGGATTATTTATCGTCCCGTCCGCACTCTCACGGCGGTGCGTGAGCGAGGAACTTATTTTAGTTGGCCCGAAGAGAAGTGGCTCCCAATTTTGGTACATGAAGAATGGGAGATTGGCGGCATTGATGCTTGCCCCGAGTGCCAACAGATGTCGGAAGCAGAGTTCAATGGGAGAGTGTGATGGGCTTTGAGGATTTTTGGAAAGCATACCCGCGCAAAACTCAAAAGGCGGTGGCGAGGAAAACATTTGAGGAGATCACGGGCGGCGGGAAAATGACCTCTACTTGTGGTGTAAAGATTTTATCGAAGGCTACGCCAGAGGAACTAATTGAGGCGGCTTTAGCTTTTCGTTGGAAAATGCGGATTGAAGAAGAACAAGAAGAGCGGTTTATTCCAATGCCATCGACTTGGTTGAACCAAGCGAGATTTGAGGATATGGACGAAGACGAACGTAGAGAACTGGCTAACAAGATGCGTACTTTGATGGAACGCATGGAGAAGCCTCGATTGCGTGTGGTCGGCTGAATAACGGCAGCACACGCGATTTAAAGCCCTACTGTGGGGTTCTGACTAGGGCAAGCCCGGTGCGTAAGGTGTGGGGGCGTCAGACGGCCAGATAGATGGTCGAAAGCAGACACCGACTAACACGCCTCTATCGGTAGTGTTAGGCCAAAAGCGAAGGCGCGGCTCCGGGAGTCAAACTTCACGCTTAAGGCTGGCACCGCCTTGGATTTAATCCAGGGTGGTCGTGCTATGCCTTAGCTCAGGACACTCACCAGGAGTCAAACTAAAGGTTAAAGAGAGTTAAGAAGAACATAGAGGGTTGAATGAGATTAATTTGGGCGAGATATGAGGATGGAAATGTTGGGATTTGTCTCCAAGGTGATGGTGAGGATAGGGGTGATTATTCGATGGTCAAAATATCGGCTGACCAAGCTATCCGATTGGCTGAAGACTTTTTGGTCTTAGCGAGAGAATGTAGGGCGTCAGGTAAATATAATGAAAGCACTTAGAATCGACCCCGGTGAGCCTGTAGTCATTGAGGAGACTCCGAAGGCGGGAGTCTATAGGCAGAGGCGGTTAAGTGTATTTGAACGCTGGCAGCGCGAAGGAAAGCTGGAGCGGCGTCATGCCAACGCTGCGAAGATGTTTAACTTTGATTTTGAGACAGCAAACTTTGGAGACAACTACGCCATTGTGGATTTGGAAAAGGTGGCGAGGGTGATGGCTTCCGATCACATTGCGGTTAAAACCCTGGAAGCAAGAAAACGCGTCACCGAAGCAATTAAGGCCGTGGGCGCTATAGGCGGCGGGTATTTGTGGGATTATGTCGGGCTAGAGAAGCCGGTAACTAAAAGTGGTCAGGATGTCCGTGAAGTGTTTGGGTCGTTAAGAATTGTTTTAGACCAGCTTGCAAATCACTATTCTGTGTAGAAAAGGTTTGGTGGTTGCAACTGAATGTAGTATAAAAAGATACTCTGAGAGAATATATGTTGGTATTTTGGCTTAGATGGTGGATCAGTTAGGATAGCGACCTAGCGCCAGTCTAAGCAAGCTGTGAGGACAAGGGCAGTCTGGCTAGTCAAATTTTGACCGCCTCGCCGTTGCAGTAAGGGGGATCGCAAGCCCCCACGTTTTTTTGCCCCTCTGGGGCTTTTTTTATGGGAAAATCATGCAAGGCCACATCCGTGAAATGGCTGCGCTTCTCCAGGGTATGGGGAGGGGTGGCGACACCATCCTAGCCCACATTAACCCCCAAGAGGCCATGCTGTTGGATGCGGTGACTGATGGCGGGTCGATTAATCCTGTGACGGGGATGCCTGAGTTCTTTATGGACGAGTTTGGCGACCAAGAAGCGTTAGGGATTGGAGAGCCAGGAGAGTCGGGATATGGCACAGACCCAGACACTGGGGAAGACCATGATGCTTATTATGGTTATGAACCGGGCAGGGCCATGTTCTATTCTGAACCTCAAGTTACTAATCCAACAAACCAACAGCTATCAGCGTTAAACACTTACGTCACAAACAATCCTTACCAAGCGCCTTCATCGTTTTTAGATACACTTAAGACTGCCGTAACAGGACTTATAGAGCTTCCTCCGAATCTTGTTGGTGTAGACCTTGAATTTACCGGCAAAGATATTTTTGGGGGAGATTTAAGCCGCGCATTGGCGGGGCGTCCTGGCAACCAGCCAGCAATGTCGGCAGAAATTAACCCACTGGGAATTGTCGGTGGCGCAGCGGCTGACCTTGCTGGTGCGTTAGTGGGTGGAGCTATTTCCCCAACAGTCAATATAGACACAAGCGGAAATGTTACGACTCACGGCGGGATTGGTAATACTATCGACCAAGTTACCGATTTTATAGCTGACCCGCCTGACATTGTAAGCGGCGTAACTGGTTTGCCAGCCGAAATTGCGGACGCACTTGGAATAACAACAACTCCCACCGATGAGCAACAAATAGCAAGCAATGCGGCCCCGTCGCCACTGTCCCTGACAGTGGAACCGCCAGATGCTATGGAACCGCCAGAAAATATGCAGCCTCTTGGAAGCCCCGGGGACGTGCAACCCGCACAGACTATGCCAAACATGACGCCGATGAATGCTGTGTCGCCGCCAAGTGACGCTGCGCCATATACAGTTGTAGATGAATATTTAGATAAGGCGTATGATGTCGTTACGGGCATCCCGAATTTTATTGCAACCATCCCTGATCGGTTAAGCCCAGCGACGGTTTCTATACCAGGGCAACAAGCCTCAACGAACACCGGCCTTCCACCGGATTATTTTGAGGAAAGCAATGACCCGTTTTATCAAACACCGTTACAAATGACCACTCCACAACAGGTCGCTGAACAAATTATTGCACAGCAAGAGTTAGTGAATGCCTTGACCCAGCCGGGATACACCAGAGCGGGACAGGGAAGAATTTACCTTTAGCACCCTTCGGGGCCAGCGGAGATAAATATGGAAGTAATCGAAAAAGAGGTTACGGGGTTGATCCCCTATGCCTCTAACTCACGGACACACGATGACGCTCAAGTGGCTCAGATTGCCGCGTCGATAAAGGAGTTCGGGTTCAATAACCCTGTGCTTATAGACGAAACGGGTGGCATCATAGCGGGACATGGACGTGTCCTAGCGGCAAGGAAACTCAGCCTGGATAAAGTGCCAACCATTGAATTGGCGCACCTGACTCCAAACCAACGCAAAGCATATGTCATTGCAGACAATAAGCTGGCGTTAAATGCGGGTTGGGATATGGAGATGCTCTCCCTAGAGATGGGGGACTTAGACAAGGAAGGGTTTGACCTTTCGCTGATTGGTTTTGATGACAACGAACTGGCGGAAATACTTGCAGACAAGAATGAAGGCTTAACCGACCCCGACGAGGTGCCTGACCTACCTGACGAGCCTGTTACAAAAGAGGGTGACGTTTGGTTGTTGGGAAAGCACAGATTGATGTGCGGCGATAGCACTAGCATCGATGCGGTTGATAAGCTGATGGATGGGGTAAAAATTGATTTAGTCCACACTGATCCTCCGTATGGCATGAACGCAGTTTCTAAGAGCGGCGTTTTATCTAAAACATACAAAGCCGACATAATCGGTGATAACAACGCAGACGTTGCAAAGGATGCGTTCAATCTGATTTACGGGATGTTTCCAGACGCCAAACATATTTGGTGGGGCGCAAATTATTATAGCTCCGTTCTTCCTGATAGTGAGTGTTGGATGGTGTGGGACAAGAACAACGGCAAAAGCGATCAGACAGATTGCGAATTGGCGTGGTCAAACTTTCGGAGCGTTGTGCGCCAGTTTACGCAAGCGTCAGAAAAAACAAACCGTGTCCACCCGACGCAGAAGCCCGTCAGCCTCATGGAATGGATTATTAAGCGGTTCAAATTGTCGGCTAAGTCTATTGCGGATTTCTTTGGCGGGTCAGGGTCAACACTTATTGCAGCGGAGATACATAATATTCCCGCTTTTGTTATGGAATACGACCCCGCGTTTTGTGATGTTATTATAAAACGCTGGCAAAACTTTACGGGCGAAAAGGCAAAGCTGGAGGATAGCGGTCAATACTTCCCGTCTATAAAAGCTGATGCCGCGTAGTAAGGGCCAGCCAGCGTTTAAGCCAACGGACGAAGAGCGGAAGCTGGTTGAACAAATGTCGGCGGTGGGCATACCGCAGTCCAATATAGCAATGGTTCTCCGCGATGGCATTGATGACAAAACGCTGAGAAAACATTTCCGCAAGGAACTAGACACAGCGGCGACAAAGGCCAATGCAAAAATAGGCGGCACGTTATTCAACAAGGCCGTCAACGGAGACACGTCAGCGGCAATATTCTGGGCCAAGACACGGATGGGCTGGAAAGAGACAAGCGTTCAAGAACACGCTGGCGGCGTTGCGGTTAGCATCCAGTTAAATGCAACTAAATCTGGAAATTGATTTCCCAGAGGTATTCGCGCCTCTGATAAAGCCAGCCAGATACAAAGGCGCATGGGGTGGCCGTGGGTCAGGCAAGTCTTGGTTCTTTGGCCTGATGACGGTTATAGCGTTGTTAGAGGGCAAGCGGGTCGTTTGTCTCAGGGAAGTGCAGAACTCCATCAAGGACTCTGTTAAACAGCTTATTGAAGACGTTATCTTGCGTCACGGGCTGGAAAGTCTGTTTGATATTACGGAGCAAGAGATACGGGGGCCGCAAGGGTCAACGTGTTTGTTCCGTGGCCTACATAATTCAACGTCAGCGTCGATCAAATCGCTAGAGGGTGTGCAGATAGCGTGGCTTGAAGAAGCCCAGACGATTAGCCAGCGCAGCCTTGATTTGCTAACCCCGACGATACGGGCAGACGGTTCGGAGTTGTGGTTTAGCTGGAATCCTGTGTCCAGGCTGGACCCGATTGACAAGCTGTTGAGACGGTACACGCCAGAGGATTCGATTATTGTTGAGTCTAATTGGCGGGATAATAAGTGGTTCCCTGCTTCTCTGAAGGCAGACATGGACCGGGACCGTTCTCAAGACCCAGAGAAGGCGGCTCACATTTGGGATGGTGAGTATGCGTCTGTGACGGGTGGGGCGTACTATGCCGCGCTCATATCCGATGCAAGAAAAGCGGGTCGGATTGGAAAAGTTGAGTATGACCCTGACTTGCCTGTCAGTAGTGCCTGGGACTTGGGCATTGGCGATAGTCTTGCCATTATCTTATGGCAGCAAGTAGGGAACGAGATTAGAGTTATTAATCACTACGAGAACCACAGCCAGCCTTTGCCGCATTATGTGAAGTGGCTGAAGTCGCTGGACTACAAGGTAGAGCTTGATTGGTTGCCTCATGACGCAAGGGTTAGAGAGCTAGGCACGGGTTTAACTAGGGTCGAGGTTCTCAGACGAGAAAAGCGCAACGTGAAAATTGTGCCAGCCCACAAGGTAGACGATGGGATAAACGCTGTTCGGGAGCTTCTCCCGATAATGCACTTCGACGCTGATAAGTGTGAGTATCTCTTGGAGTGCTTGATGCAGTATCGGGAAGATTACGACGAGCGGCTGTTGACTTTAAAAAGTCGGCCCCTGCACGATTGGACAAGCCACTCAAGTGATGCGATGCGGTATATGTGCATGGCCTACCGGGAAGACAGACCGGAGCCTATAAGGAAGGTTCCAGAGTTTATTGAGCGTGAGCCATTAACAATCAATGAGTTGTTTGAAACCATTGATGAAAAAAGGACAGAGTTTTGAGCAATCAATCAGACTTACAGGCAACCATACGAAGTGCGACAGGTACAACGTTGGATTTCAATGGCGACTTTATGAAGGAGTTTGCCGATTCCTCAACGGGCGGCGTGACCTTCAACGAAAAGCTATTGGCGTGGATTAATGGCGAGTTGAGCGCAAGCCACACCAACATTAATGAGGCAATGCAAGCTTTCGCAGTTTCCAAGAGTCGGAACAACTGGAACGCGGTGACCTCAATATGAGTGATCTGTATGAACGGTTCCTGAGAGCCTTTTTCCGTAGGTTTAAGGTATGAGCAACCAATCCCTGGTGCAGCAGAGCGTCCGTGACCTGACAGGCACGGCACACACCTATATGGGAGATTGGAACGCGCTGTTTGATCTCAACAACATTCCAACGGGATCATTTGCGGGTCGGATGTTGGCGTGGCGTAATAAGATGCAAAGTGCGTGGGACAACGCAGTGTGGGACCGGGCTGAGTGGGGAGCAAACGCCGAAGGGTATACCAACCTTAACGAGGCGTTACAGTCTATTGCTGACAAAGAAGGCGTGTACAACTGGAACTCGGTGCAGTCGATATGAGCGAACAAATTGAAAGCATGGGAGAGTTTGAGGGTTCCGCTGGCATGGCCCGATATTGGGACATTGAGCTAAACGCGGCGAGTGCGGAAGAAAGAGATTGGCGCGACGAAGGCGAGGAAGTCGTTGACCGCTATCGCGCCGACCCTGAGATGTCTCTTATTGGCCGGGAAAAGAAATTTAATATTTTATGGTCGAACACTGAAACCCTAAAGGGTGCGTTGTTCGCAAGGATGGCAAAGCCTGACATTCGCAGACGGTATTTAGATCGTGACCCGGCTGGCCGACAGGTGGCTGAATTGCTTGAAAGGGCGTTAGAGTATTCGTCTGATGTTTACGACGAAAGAGAGATTATCGCGGGTGCGATAGAGGATTACTTGTTACCGGGCCGTGGCGTGGTCTGGGTGGTCAAGGAGGACATTATGATTGATGTCCCGACCTATGACGAGTTTGGTTTTCCAACCGGCGAAACCGTTGAGGAAATAGGCGACCAGCGCGTGTTCTTTGAATATGTGCATTGGGAAGATTACAGAGAAAGTCCGTCAAAGCGTCCAGAGGATGTCCGCTGGAAGGCGCGGCGGCATTTGATGACACGGGATGATCTGCGGGAGCTTACGCCTGACCAAGCAGACAGAGTGCCATTGAATTGGAGTCCGTCAGACGGCGGTGACTATGCTTCAGAAGATGTTTTCCGACGCGCAGAGGTGTGGGAAATCTGGTGCGAAGAAACCCGTAAGCAATATTATGTGGTGCAAGGCTACCCGGCATTATTAGCCGAAGAAGAAGACCCTTATGAGCTTGAAGGGTTTTTCCCAACGCCGAAGCCGATAGTGTCATTCAAAACGAACGGGTCGGGAGTGCCGATTCCAGAGTTCCGGTTGTATGAAGACCAAGCCGATGAGCTAGACAGAATTACCACACGAATCGCAAAGCTCACGGACGGGTTACGGCGTAGGGGTATTTATGATGGGTCGGTTCCTGAGTTGGCAAAACTTGCAGAGGCGGCTGACAATACTTTCGTGCCAGCCGATAATTATGCGAATTTGGCTCAAAAGGGCGGTTTGGCCAATGCGATGCAGACTGAGGACATATCGCAAACGGCTGGCGTATTGTCCGGTCTTTACCAACAGCGGGCGCAGCTTATCCAGACTATTTATGAGGTCACCGGGATAAGTGACGTTCTTAGAGGCGCAACAAATCCAAACGAAACGGCAACGGCCCAAAGGTTAAAGGGTCAGTTTGGGTCAATGCGCCTTAAACAGAGGCAAGACCAAGTTCAGCGGTTTATTCGTGACCTGTACAGAATACGGGCTGAATTAATTGCGGAACACTTCCAGCCCTACATTTTGCAAAACATGACCGGGCTACAAGTCACGCCTGAGATGCTTCAGATCATGCGCTCCGACAAGTTGCGGTCCTATCGGATTGACATAGAGACAGACTCGACGGTGTTTGAAGACGCTCAGATGGAACGTCAAAGCCGCATAGAGTTTGTGAATACGCTAGGGTCGTACATGGAGCGGGCGTTGGGTGTCGTTCAAGCGGCCCCCGAATTGACCCCGATAGCGTTCCAGGCAATGGAGTTTATGGTGCGCGGGTTTAAGATTGGCAGGGAGTTTGAAGACCTTATTGACGAGGCCAAGCAGAACGCCATGCAGTCCCTACAGATGCAACAGCAACAAGGCCAACAGCCTGACCCGGCGATGATGATGGTTCAGCAAAAGGCGCAGTTGGATCAAGCTGAGTTGCAACAAAAAGGCCAGTTGAAGTCGGCAGAGATGCAGCAAGATATGCAGATTGAACGGGCGAAGATGAATCAGGAAGCTCAGATTGACCGCGAGAAGATGATAGTCGATGCAGAGATTGCCAGAGAGAAGATAATGACCGACGCCGAGGTTGAGCTAATGAAAGGCACGGGGTTGATGTAATGCGGACCACTTATGTCTATGACAACGGTAGACTTGTTGAAAAGGGCGCAAGAGAGAGGCGCACAGGTTATTCGGTCATCAGTGACATCGAGCCTTTTACGTCACCGATTGACGGGTCAGTATTGAGTTCACGTTCTCAAGTGCGAGAGCATGAGCGCAAGCATCAGGTGAGGCAGTGTGGAAACGACTACACCTCATCTGAAAAACCAAGCTGGTGGGATAGTCGGCATGGCTGACATATTCGACAGGTATATTTTGGATTTGCCAGCAGAAATGCAATACCGGCAGACTGAACTGCCTGTCGAAACAGAGCGTGAAATGATGGCGTTTCTTTTGCGGTCGCCGTGGCTGGCCGGGATACAAGACACAATTCAACAGAATGACCAAAAGTTTATTCCCAAAGAAGAATTGCTTGATCAACTACTAGACAATCCAGATTATGATTATGGTGGGGCATACTTGGCGCGAGGCGAAAGTATGTTTGGAGTTGACCCAGCATCAGGAACATATCACGGGTTTTCACGAACCCCAGAGGGTAGGTTCCTAAAAGCGCCAGACCACAGCACAAGCTGGAAAGAAATTTTTTATAACGAAATGGGCTTTTCGCCTGACACGGCAAAAGAAAGCCCGCACCCCAGCATGACACGAGCGGAAGCTGCGCGAGTGTTAATGCAACGATAACGCCGCGTTAGCGGTAAACACAAACGGAGAAGATAATGGCTGACAGCACTCCTGAAGAGGAGTCGGCGGGTCAAGACGTGCCTGAAAAGGACACCGCTGACGATAACGTACTTGACGAAATGCTTTCCAAAAGTTTGGATGAAGCATATGCGGAGGAACCCGAAGAGCCTCAAGATGACGGGTCCACCTCTGAAGAGATAGAGGCTCAAGACGAAGACACCGCCCAGGACGAAGCACCTCCACCCGAAGACGTAGAGGCCAGCGAGGGCGAAACCGACCATGAAGAAGTGAAAGCGGAAACCCCAGAGGTTCCACCGCTTGATGCACCGCAGCATTGGTCGGCAGCGGATAAGGAGCGGTTTAAAGCAATGCCGCGTGAGGCACAGGACTATGTGCTGGAGCGTGACAAGTCTATGACTGCCGATTATACGCGCAAGACTCAAGATGTTGCCCAAATCCGACAGGCTTACGAACCCCTACATCATGTTTTAAATCCTATGCGTCAGGCTCTTCAGCAGTCTGGAATCAGCGAAGCCGAATATGTAGCTAGACTGATTCAAGCGGATAGGAATTTACAACAAAACCCGTATGGGGCCATCCAACAGCTTGCGAGGAATGCGGGGATAAATCTTGAAGCCCTTGAACAACCACAAGCGGCAACGGTTCAACAGCCTGACCCGCAAGTAAACGCCTTACAACAGCAAGTCCAACAACTTCAAGGATATGTCCAAGGAAATGAGGAACGTGCCGCGCAAGAGCGTCAGGCCGGTCTTTTAAGCCAAATTGATTCGTTTTCCGCACAAACGGACGCAGACGGGAATGTAGCTCATCCACATTTCGATGCCCTTCGCATGACAATGGGGCAGTTAATTGAAGCGGGTGCAGCAGCAGACCTTGAAGACGCTTATTCAAAAGCGTTGCGTCTGGATGATACTTTGTATCAGCAAAGCCTTGAGGCAGAGCGTACAAAGGTCAAAGCCGCTGCGGAAAAACGCAGAAAAGAGGCAGTTGCAAAAGCTAAAAAGGTGCCTTCGCGGCGTTCTGCGAATCCACCGGCTGGCAATATGCAATCAAACAACTTGGATGACATTCTTGGGAATGCTTTAGACAACGCTGGTTTGTAAGGATTTGGCAAACTCACGACTAAGGAGTGTAAGAGATGGCGAGTCCAAACTCTTCCTTTACGGAAATCGTGACTACTACTCTCCAGGGCTATTCAAAAGTCCTGGCGGATAACGTCACGAACCATAATGCCCTTATGCGTCACATGGACGAAAAGGGTAACAAGCAACCCGCTACGGGTCGCACCATTGTCCAAGAACTCGAATATGCCGTGAACTCCACTTCCAAGTGGTATTCGGGCTATGAGGTTCTTGACACGTCACCAAGCGACGTTTTCACCGCTGCGGAGTTTAACTACAAGCAGTTGGCCGGGAACGTGGTCATTTCGGGTCTTGAAGAAGTGCAAAACAGTGGCCGGGAAGCCGTTCACAATCTTTTGAAGTCTCGGATCAAAAACCTTGAAAAGTCCCTCAAAAACACCTTTGCCACAGCGATGTACGCTGACGGCACGGGTACGGACGGCAAGGAAATTGGTGGCCTTCAGAGCCTAGTGGCTGACGCTGGCACGGGTACGGTTGGTGGGATTAATTCCTCAACCTATACTTTCTGGAAAAATCAGATTTATGATTTCTCCGCAGAGGGTGTCACGGCATCAGCAACAACGATCCAGAACGCCATGAACTCGCTTTGGCTGACAACTATCCGTGGTGCGGATAAGCCAGACGTAATCACGGCTGATTCGACTTACTTCAATTTCTATTGGAGTAGCTTGCAGACCAATCAGCGGTTTGCTTCGGATCGTAAAGCTGCGGCTGGCTTTATGAACTTGCTCTTCATGGACGCCCCGGTGTTCTATGACGATCAAGCGCCTTCGACGCATATGTATATGCTGAACACCGATTACTTGTTCATGCGCCCCGCTTCGGGCCGTGAGTTTGTGCCTCTCGGTGAGAAGGCTTCTGTCAACCAAGACGCAATGGTAATGCCGATGGTTTGGGCCGGGAACATGACTTGTTCCAACCGCTCAGTCCAAGGCGTCATTGTAGCTTAAGGGAGGATTGAATATGTACCAGTTAGGTATTGACGAAACTCTCGTTTCCAGCACTTGCGACTTCAAGTTGGGTCAGTTGGGAATGAATGACGGGAGCGCAGCCGTTTACAAGTGGGTGCAGTACGACACGGGTTCCGGTTCAGTTGCGGCTGTAGCTGGGAACGTGACTTACTACTACACTTTGGACGGTTATAAGAATAACCAAGTCACCAGTGACTTGTCGGACTCAGTAGAGATCGGCGCGGGTGTTCTTAAATCGGCTCCTACGGATGGGCAGTATTGCTGGATTCAAATCAAGGGTGCAGCAACTCTGAACACGGCACTAACAGCGGGTGCGGATGGTGATCCTCTCACTCCCACGGGTTCTTCTGACGGTACGTTGGATGTATCTGGGGCGGTGACGGATAACGTCTGCGCGATTGCTGGCGATATTTCTGATAAAGAGATCGCTTGCGATTTCCCGTTCTAACGGATGGGGGGGGGCTTCGGCTCCCCCTTTTCTTTTGGCGGGTTTCAATAGAAAAAGGTGAGAAAATTGGCAACCCCGCAGAAAGGTAAAGCAAAGGTCAAGGTTACAAAGAGTGGCAAGCGCGTTTCGTATGGTCAGGCGGGAAAGGCAAAGGGCGGTGGCCCAAGGGTCAAGCCTGGGACTAAGAAGGGCGATGCCTACTGTGCGCGGTCTGCCGGTCAAATGAAGAAGCACGGCAAAGCTGCCCGTGACCCTAATTCGCCACTCCGACTCTCACGCAAGCGGTGGAAGTGTGCAGGAACCAAATCGAGGAAGTCGTAATGGCGCGGACTAAAAAAGAGAAGATTGCAAAGCTCAAGAAACAGAAGCCGGGGCTGTATAGGAACATTGCTCTCAAAAGCCTGGGCGCGGGAAAGACAAAAACCAAACGCAAGCCGGGAACTAAGGGTGCGCCCACAGCGGCGGCATTTCGAGCGGCAGCGAAAACTGCAAAGAAGAGAAAGGCGTGACGCCAACGGTGGAGTCAGTCCGCAAAGAAATACGATCATGGTCGAGAGAGGTGCTAGAGGTAGCCAACCCGCATCTATCGGGCATGAAGGCGTGTCCGTTTGCAGAGGCGGGATGGAAGAACGACAAGGTTGAAGTGGTCAAGGGTGACGGGGTGCAATGCCTCAAGGCGGCAATAACCGGCTTTGACCCATTGTTAAAAGATATGCGGATATGGGTGACGTTTAACCTATCCCGGTATGATTTGTGGGACCGCTGGGTAACGCTTTGGAATCAAGAAAACGCGAAGAACGATCTGCATCTGATGCTATTCCATCCTGAGTACCCGCCAGAGGATGGCGAGGTATACTTAGTGGATAATGATTGGCAACCAGACTTTGATGACCATTATGTTATGGTTTTCATTCAGAGCCTGAGTGCGCTTAACAAGGCAAGCACCGCTCTGGACAAGACAGGTTATTACAACAAATTTCCAACCCACGTTTACGATTCACTAGTCCTAGAAAGAAGGAGACTACAAAATGGCTATGGGTAAAAAAGGCGGCATGAAGCGCGGCGGCAAAAAGAAGCCAATGAAGTCGATCAAGAAGATCAAAACGAGGAAGAAGTAATGGCAAAGAATCTCAGAGCAATCTTTTTTGAAGATGAGCGTGGGATTGTTATGCTTGAAGTGTCAATTGTTGGCGACCCATCGACAGTGGTGAAAAAGCCAACAGACGTTCACAAGCAGCAATTTTCTGAAGAATGGTCAGCATTCTTGGCGGGCCGCGAAGAGGTGGAGCCAGAAGGCACACCGCTCACAGATGTCAAAGGCATCGGGAAAAAACTTGCCGCAAAGATGAAGTCTAATGGCATCCACACGGCAGAGCAACTAGCGGCGGTCAACGATGGCGGCTTGGAAGCTGTTGGCATGAGCGGGTACACGCACCGGCAAGCAGCGCGTGACTTGCTTGGCATGACCCCAGAACCTGTGGCTTCTGTCGCACCATGACGCTACTCACAATCATAGAGGGCGCAGCGGACGAAATCGGCATTGAGCGACCCGCTACCGTTATATCAAACACTGACCCTCAAGTGCGTCAGTTGCTTCGTGCGGCTTCGCAAGAGGGGAAGCATTTAGCCAGCGTCTATGATTGGGAGATTTTACAGAAAGAGGGTTCAGTCACTACAGCGGCTCAAGAGAGCCAAGGGGTGATGACAACCATAGCATCCGACTTTGACCGTTTCTCTAACGACACCATGTGGAATCGGACAACCAGCGAGAAGATTTACGGGCCGCTGACGGATGTCCAATGGCAAAGGGAAAAGTCTGACGTTACCACGGGGGTCACGAATTACTTCAGAATCAGAGGCGGGACGCTTTTATTCACTCCAAACCCTGCGGCAAGCCAATCGGTGAAATTTGAGTATTTCTCTAAAAACTGGGTGGACTTAAATTCGGGGGCGACCCCTGCGGTAGCTGATGGTTCAGCGTTTAACAACGATGCAAACACGGTTGTCTTTGATGAGGAGCTTATGACCTTGGGCGTCACGTTTAGATGGCTGCAAGGCAGAGGGTTAGATTTTGCGACCTCGTTCTCTCATTACCGTGAGCGGCTTGAGCTTGTAAGAGGTCAGGACGGCGCGAAGCCTAACATCGACATGGCGGGAATGGACTACGGGTTCCTTGGCGTCAATATTCCATCGTCTAACTACGGCACTTAAATGAAGCGGGGTTATGACCGGCGTCAGGTAGCGGACGCTTTAATGTCTCCGTCTTTACCTCGCTCGTTAGCTAACACGCTTTCTGACCCAGCGTTAGATCGGGCGACAATCTTGCCTGTTGGAAGGCGCACGTTTACCGACCCCGGTGATGACATCACAGAGGAACGGAGCCTAGAGTTTGCTTTGCCAGGATTGCTTTATGACCCACTAATGGGTGCAGCTAGAGTCAGTGATATGTTTGCAGGGGCCGCGCCAATTAATCCGAATGCGGTAACACAATTTATGATCGACGCTCCTCTTGCTGGGGGGGTGTTAAGCGCGGCGACGGGCGCGGCTCCACGGGGTGCGGTGTTGGGGGCTAACGTCTTTCATGGTGGTCCGCATCGTTTCGCGCCGGAGCCTGACTTTCCGCATGGCAGACCACGGCTGGACAAGATCGGCACTGGCGAGGGCCATCAGGCATATGGCTATGGGTTTTATAGTGCGGAATCGCCAGGGGTTGCTGAATCCTACAAAGACACTCTTGGAGGGAGCGCAGGGGTTTCGGTTGGGGGGCCAAAAATAGGCGGGGCTTGGCGCGGAGACCAAAGTGCTCAAGCAATATTTTCTTCAGCGGTAGCCTCAGAGGGAAGCGTTGACGCAGCAGTAAAGTCTTTGAGAAAAAATATTAAAGAGATGGAGGACGGAACTTCCGTATATAAAAATTATGTAAAAGTTGGCGCAATCGATCAAAACAGGTTTGATGATATGTTGGGGCAATTTAAGGATGCTCTCAAATGGCATGACGCGAGTGCAGATTCTATTACATATGTTCCTGCGGGTGGCACCCTCTACAAACTCGACATCCCCGATGCTGACGTTGCCAAGTATCTTGACTATGACAAGCCGCTGAGTGAGCAGCCGAAAAGCGTTCGCAAAGCGTTGGCGAATATGGTTTCGGTATCTGCCGCTGATAGAAAACAGATTACTAAAGAAATTAAAGCGTTACAGGCCAGACTTAATGATCCGTGGGTTCGCCGTTCTGGCGGGGCCGAAATGAGCAACAAACTGAGGGACGAAATACAAGAATTAAAGGCGGTTCTTTTAGATGATTCTTTAACAGGGGGAGAATTTTATAAGGGAGTTGTAACAGGTCTTGGCGGTCGTAAAGACGCATCCGAAGCCCTTCGCGATATTGGCATCCCCGGCCTCAAGTATTTCGATCAGGGTAGTCGCGCAGGGGGCGAAGGCACCCGCAACTACGTCACCTGGGATCAAAACGTTCTCGACCGCTCCAAGATGCTGGAACGTGACGGGCAAGATTTAGCTAAAGTATTAATGGAAGTCGAACCATGAGACAGGCACAAGGTACGTCGATCCCCGCACCAATAGGGGGCTGGAACTCCCGTGATGCGGTGGACATGATGGGGCCAGCCGATGCGGTGGTTTTGGATAACTTCTTCCCAGACGAGAACGAGGTACGTTTGAGGAAAGGCAGCGCATCCCATGCCACAGGTTTGACGCATGATGTTGAGTCTCTTATGTCGTACAAGTCGGGTGCGGCGAGCAAGATGTTTGCTGCTACTACGGGCGGCAATATTTACGATGTAACAAGTTCAGGTTCTGTTGGTTCTGCGGCTATCTCAGGCTTATCCAACGGACAGTTTCAATATGTAAATTTTGGAACCAGCGGCGGCAACTTTCTTTGGATAGCAAACGGTGCAGACGCGCCAAGACATTACAATGGAACGTCCTGGGCAACGCCTACAATTAGCGGTGTGACGGGAAGCACAATAGTCGGCGTTACAGCGCACAAAACGCGCTTGTTCTTTGTTTTAACCAACAGCCTTAAGTTTGGCTATCTGCCTGTGGCGAGTATAGCTGGCACGGTTTCAACCTTTGACCTTGCTTCGATAGCTACGCGAGGCGGCACGTTGTCAGCGATTGGAACTTGGACAAGGGATGGTGGCGACGGGTCGGACGATCTTGCTGTATTTCTTACCAGTGAAGGCGAGGCCATAGTTTATGCTGGAACCAACCCTAGCAGCGCAGACGCTTGGAAGCTGGTGGGTGTTTTTAACATTGGAAGACCAATAGGGCGGCGTTGCGTTGAGAAGGTCGGGGCTGACCTTATCGTAACAACGGAAAACGGGTTCTTGCCTCTGTCCAAGGTGCTTCCGTTAGGACTTTCCGCGCCAAGTCAAGCCATTTCTGACAAAATATCGGGTTCGGTGAAAGAAGCAGCGCGAAACTTTAAGACTACGTTCGGTTGGCAGACTGTTCTCTACCCCAAAGGTGGGTTTGGCGTATTCAACGTGCCAAATTCGACGGTTCGGGATTATCACCAGTATGTTGTCAACCTAACCACAGGTTCTTGGTGTAGATTTACCGGGATGAACGGCAACGCCTGGGTGGTCCACGAAGGAAACTTGTATTTTGGCGGCGACGGCAAGGTGTTTCTGGCAGATACCGGCGCAAACGACTCAGGGACGGCCATAGAGGGCAATGGGAAGACATCTTTCCAATACTTTGGGGGTAGGGGGGCGCTGAAACAATTCACCCTTATACGGCCAATTATTGCATCTGACGGCGCGTTGCCTGTGAGTATCGGTTTCGACGTTGATTTTAAAGATGGCACGAATGTTTACACGCCGTCATCTGTGACCAGTGAAGGCGCAGAGTGGGACGTTGCAACTTGGGACGATGCACATTGGGCATCCGCTTCGGAGCCTATCCAGACGTGGCGGTCTGTGACCGGCGTAGGGTATAACGCGGCGATACGGATTAGAACGTCAACAACGAATCAGAGTGTTGCGTGGCATGCGGTAGATGTGCAGTACATCCTTGGCACTGGACTTCGATAGCGCATGGCCCCTCCTAGAGAGGGCCGTGCAGATGGGCGACGGGATAGAAAGAGAAGAAGTTCGGCAAGCCCTACACACTGGAGAGTTTTCGTTCTTTAGCAGAGAGAACAGCGCGGCAATTGTTGCGGCTGACGGCAAGACGCTTCGGATAGGTTTGGCGGGTGGTGACATCCACGAACTCTTAGAAATCGAAACAGAAATTGAAATCTACGCCAAAGCGGAAGGCTTTGACCGTCTGGAAATTATGGGCCGTCCCGGTTGGGAGAAGGTCTTGGAAGGGTATGAAAAAGTGGCTGTTTTATTAAGGAAAGAGCTATGAGCTTTATTAAAAACCTATTCTCGTCACCAAGCCCACCCGCTGCGCCGAATCCAGCGGCGTTAGCTGCGGCACAAGGTGCGGCCAATGCGGAGACTGCGCGTCTGCAAGGCCGAATGAACCGGATGGACACTTATACGCCGTTTGGGTCTGTGACATATTCTGACCTGGGGGATGATCGGTATAGCATCACGCAAACGCTATCCCCAGAACAGCAAGGTTTATATGACCAAAATGTTGCTATTGGTAAGGGGATGCTTGGTCTGGCACAGGGTGCAATTGGGAACTTCCCAACGGATGCTTTTACATTAGAAGGCGCACCAGCTTACCAAACGGGAATTGATTACTCAGGGTTAGAGGCCATACCGGGTGCCGGTGATTTTGGGGCGGCAAGCCAAGCGGCATCTGATGCGGCATTTAATCGTGTGATGGATAGGCTAAACCCTCAGTTTGACCAGCAGCAAGAGGCTTTGCAGACACAACTTGCCAATCAAGGGATTGCGCTTGGATCAGAAGCCTACACAACGGCAATGGATGATTTTGGAAGACGTAGGTCGGACGCCGGTATAGCGGCGGGTTATGACTCAATCGCTGCGGGTGAAGCTATGAGGCAGGGGCTATTTGCCAATGCCTTACAAACCAGAGGGCAGCAGTTGGGCGAACGCACGTTTGACATGAACGCAATTAATCAAGCTCGACAGAATTATTTGAATGAACAGCTCATGTCGAGGAACCAACAGATTAACGAGTTGGCGGCACTCTTGCAGGGTCAAGGGGCCATCCAAAGCCCGACGATGATGACAGGGCCACAGACGGGCGTAGCGCCGACAGACGTGACGGGTGCCTACAGTTTGGCTGCGGGTATTGATGCGAACAATTACAACCAGCAAATGGGTATGCAACAGGCCGGTATCGGTGCGCTGGCTGACTTGGGGTCGGCTGGAATAACAGCTTATGGACCCAAAGTCTCCGACAGACGATTGAAGAAAAACATCCAGAAAATAGCAAATTGGAAGGGCTTTGACGTTTATCGCTACAATTACATCTGGGGTGGTGAGACTCAGATTGGCGTCATGGCTCAAGACGTTCTGGAGAGAATACCAGAGGCGGTTGTGCAAGTCGGTGATTGGCTTGCGGTGGATTACGGCAAGTTGTGGAGGGCTGCATAATGGCACTGTTAAATCGGCGGCGACGGTTTAATTTAACCAACCCGCAGTATTTATTAGCGCAAGCACTCCAGAAAGGTATTTCAACCGGCCCAGCGCGTGGCGGCTGGACGGAAGGTTTGTCGCGGCTAGGTCAGGCTTTTATTGCCAAGCAAGCAATGGATGAGGCGAATACCGAATTTAAAGCCGATGAGATAAACCGCCAAGCAACTTTGGAGCGAGCTGTCCGTGCGGCGCGTGGGGTTACTAACCCAGATGATACATTTGTTCAACTTGCGGGGCCAATACAAAAAGACGCGGACGGTGGTTTTCTTCCGATTTCACGACAGCCGGGTGCAAGAACTGTGCGTACCACGGGCCAGAAAATACCATCTATGGTTGGGGGCCGTCGGGCAATGGCAGAGGTGTTAATGGGATCGAAATCTCCCGACCTTCAAGACATTGGGATGACGCAATTATTTAAGACTCCCGCCGCTACATTTACCACAGTCAACAACCCGTTTGGCTTGGGAGGGGTAGGACAGCAAGACTCACTTACAGGCGAAATAAAGAACTATCAAAAGTCTCCAGAGGTAGGATTATATGAAAAAGGAGATCCAAAACTTAGTGCTATGCGAGAAGCCCGTGTTTTTTCACGAAAAATACAAGATGGGGACAAATTATCTCCGTCAGATGTAAGAGAATACCAACAAGCTCTTAGAATTTTGTCTGAACCAGATAGAATAGAAGGGCTTGATGCGAAAACAGGTCAAAAGACAGTTACCACAAGGCCAGGGATTCCAGCCAGTTTCTTTGCGGCTGTACCTGGGACACAACAAGCACAACCAACCGCAGCACAACCACCCGCAGCACAACCAACCGCAGCACAACCAACCGCAGCACCAACCGCAGCACCAACCGCAGCACAACAACCGGCAATAAGTTCATCTGGTGATGTTACTGTGACGGAACCGATACGATTGCCGCCCCAAGCAATTAAAGCCCAAACCGATGATGTTGGGGCCGTAACAACGTCACTAGACATTATAGACGATATGGAAGATGTGGTTGCACAAATAGACGGGGGGGAAATTAACTTTGGTTTATTTAGTAATTTCTTTGCGGATGCTGCAAACTTTGTAGGAACATCAACTGAGCAAACTAGAAATTTTTCGTCTTTCAAGAATAGCCTAGAAAAACTCAGGAACGACAGCTTGCGGCTGAATAAAGGGATGCAAACTGATGGCGATGCACAAAGGGCGCTAAAAGAATTGTTTGGGAGCTTGAATGACCCAGAGTTAGTGCGTCTAAGGTTAACACAAATTTCAGATATTAATAAAAGAGGGGCAGCGGAAAGAAGAAAAAGAATAAGACTGCGGAGAGAAGAGTATGGGCTAGGCGATTTAGAAGATAATTATTTCACCGAAGGGCGAAAAACAAAAAAAGAGCGCACGGCAATTCGGATTGGCCGTCGGGCAGTAAGGGATGGGGCCAACGTTGATGCTGTTATTAGAAAAGCTGAAGAGGTGTATGGCATTACTCTTACAAGGGATGATCTACAATGAATTTTGATGACCTCATCCCCGAAAAAGACGCCGAAGAAAAGTTACAACCGCCTGTGGCGGGGGCTGGCATAACTTTCGATGATGTAATGCCGGGGGAGCTTGAAGAGACAGCAGTTCTGCCAGTAGGTGACCCAAATCGTGAAAGAAAGGGCATATTTTATCCAGTATCAACGGACATATATGCAGAGCCACGGTTTGACCCAAACGTTGGGCTTTTAGGGGGAATCAGGCGCGGGGGGTCAACTATGGGCGAGATTTTGCAGGGCAAGCTAGATATGAATAGCCCTGAAGGTCAGCGGCGGTTGACGGAGACGGCAGGAATGTTCAGCCCTATGCCTGCGGCAAGTCGGGTAGCTCAACCCGCTGTTGGTGCTGTAGGAAATTTAGTACAAAGAGCGCGTGACGCTTACAAAACATTTGTTCCCGAAGCGCCAAGCAAAGAAGCCTTATTAGAAGCCGCAGAGGCTGGATACAAAGCGGTCCAGGAGTCGGGAGCGGAGTATAGCGTTCCCGCAGTAAAAGATTTTGCTCAGAATTTAAGGGAGAGACTAAATTCTGAGGGCTTTATAAAGCCAATAACTGGTGGTGTTCATCAAATCTTGTCTCAACTTACAAGAAGCCCACAGGGGGCAGTTGGGGTTAGGGCGTCAGACCTTGACGCATTTAGAAAAAGGATGAGCCAACAGGCTGGATCAGCGGATGCAACAACGGCAGCGGCTGCAAACATCGCAATTAGAGCGGTGGATGAGTTTGTTCAAACGGCAGGAAAAACACCGTCTATGGCGGGGCCGCGCTCTCCAGCGGGAGCAACAGCACTCGCCGCCAGGGAAATTGTCCCAGCAAGACAAAACCGGGCGGCGGCATTCCGTACTGAAACGATTGAAGAAATAAGAAAAATAATAAATTTAAGAACAGGCGGTGCCAACAGCGGCGGCAACTTTGATAACACTGTGCGTCAAAAACTTATCCCTCTTGTTACAAAAGCAAAGCAAAGCCGTGGGTTTTCTCCTCAAGAATTACAAGCGATGGAGGAGATTATTAGCGGAACGGTAACAAAAAACACTCTTCGGAGAATTTCAAATATGCTTGGCGGCGGTGGCGGGCTTGGTCAATCAATGCTAGGGGGCGCTGCGGGAATGGGCGCGTATTCGGCAGGGCAAGATGCCGCTTCCGCCATAAACATTGGGCTGGGAACGATGCTGGCGGGTAATACTGCACGGCAAGCCAGAGATTTTTTAGCCAACCGGCAAGTTGACCAGTTAGATAATTTAATAAGGTCGAGGTCGCCACTTGGCGGCGGTGGGCCAGTAAGACAATATGCTCCAATGGAATCGGTGCGTATACCAGCAAGGGTTGGAAGTCGGGCGGCGGCTATGGAATTAGGAAGGGCGTTGCAGCAACCTAAAAGCCTCTCAGAAAATAGGCCAAAAAGCCAGCTAGAGCGGCAAAGAGAAGAGGCTTATAAGCGGTGGTTTTATGGTCGCGGCGGCGGCATTTAACGAAAATGACCCGCTCTGGCGGGGTTTCAAATAACGGAGTGAAAACATGGCCTGGAATGGTAGCGGAGCGTTTAGTCGTACAAACGGGACTCACACAGGATCGACAGTGTGGACCCAGGACAAGGACGCGGGAACCAAGATTGTATCGAATAGGCATGATACCCATGACCAAGACCTGAGTGATGGCATCAACGCCTGTATCGCTAAAAACGGCGAGAACTACATGACGGGTGCGCTTGACCTCAACGGTCAGGTGATAGAGTTGGACGCCGATGCGGATACAAAAATCGGGGCAACGGCTGACGATAGAATTGACATCACTGTTGGCAACTCAATTACGGAGCGGATTGGACACGATTCCACGAACTCTAGTGCCTTTCACCTTGTTGCCCCAGCGGCTTTGACGGCGCAAGCGAACACGGCTTATGCACACGTTAATGTGGCCCCTGCGGGGGCCGTTACAGTGCCATCAGGCACCACGGCGGTGGTTTCCTCCCTGGAGGTAAACGAACCCAATATAACGGCCACAGGGACCGTCACAGCGGCGGCGTCTTTGTATGTGTCTGGCGCACCGTCTGAGGGGTCAAGCAATTATGCCCTGTGGGTCGATGCGGGGAATGTGAAGTTTGATGCCGACCTGACGTTAGGGGCTGGTGCAGAGGCCGACGTAAAAATAGTTTATGACGGCAATGCAAAAGACTTCTATGTAGGTTTGGATGATAGTGCCGACAAGCTGGTGGTCGGGGTTGGTTCGACCGTAGGCACAAACGCCATAATGACCCTGGACGATGATTCTGTGACGATAGGTGACGGGGCAGAAGTTGACACCAAGGTCGTATTTGATGGGAACGCTCAAGACTTTTACATAGGGCTGGACGATTCCGCTGATGATCTTGTATTTGGTCAGGGGTCAACGGTCGGCACCAATGTGGCGTTTGCGATTGATGAGAACCAGCTAACCAACTTCAGCCATGCGGCGATTGGGTCTACACAAACGGCCTCAATCTCTGGAAGCACGGTCCTCGATTTCCAGACTTACCAGAACTTCATCTTGACGTTTGGCGGTGCGGTTACTCTTGCCAACCCTTCAACGGAAGCGGTGGGACAGTCTGGGTTTATTATAATTATCCAAGACGGGACCGGGGGCAGAACTCTCGCTATCGGAACCGATTACGAGACAGCGGGAGGGGCGGGGCTAACAATTTCCACGGCAGCTAATGCGGTTGATGTTGTGCCGTATGTGGTAAAAGCAGACGCATCCATTCAGTTGGGTGCCGCTCAGTTGGCGTTCGCATAATGCCTATATGGTCACCAGCGTTTTTCGGGTCCGGTGCGGGATCAACGGGGTATGTTGTCGAGGACGCTATCTGGCTGGATGGGTCGGCTGACTATCTAAGCAAAGCTGTATCAACAACGCAAAGCTCAACAACTGCGTGGTCACTTTCTATGTGGTTGAAAGTTGACACTAAAAATGCGTCACGTCCTATTTGGTCGACACCCTCCAACCTCACGATGGGGGCATTGCAATCATCTGGAGAGGGTTATCAAGATAAAATTCGTTTCTATGGAGACAATTTAGATACCCGCACCGACGCCGTTTTCAGAGACCCGTCAGGTTGGTTTAACGTAGTGTGGGTATGGGATTCTGCAAACGGAACTCAAGCGTCCCGAGCTAGAACTTATATTAACGGCTCAGAAGCGTCTACGACAGGGACAAAATCCGTAACTTCAAGCCAAGCCACTGACTTTATGAACACAGGTCAAACCACGGACCTATTCAAGCAAACTGGAGCATCGCTTTATTACTCAGGATACGCCGCTGAAATCATATTTGTGGACGGTGTAGCTTCGACGGATTGCAGTCAATTTGGGGAGCTAAACGATGCCGGTGTATGGGTTCCTGTTAATCCTTCTGGATTGACCTATGGAAATAACGGTTTTCTGCTTCAGTTTAAGCAAACCGGCAGCGGCCAAGATGCAAGCGGTATTGGTGCCGACACCTCTGGAAAAGGTAATCATTTTGCGGTAGGTGGTGGGGCAATACAGACTAATCAAGTCACCGACACGCCGACTGACTCTGATGACACTGGGAACCACTGGACTTTAAATCCACTCCAATCCAATAACACCCTAACAAATGGGAATCTCGCATTCACTGGTCCGACCAATTATTCAAATTATTCAACTGCGCCAGCATTGCCTATGACGGGAAAGTGGTACTGGGAGATCAAAGCTGTTGGTTCTGCTCCGATTACATCTAGCGCGAACTGGGATACCTATGTTGGTGTTTTGCGAACAGATGTAGCTATTCCCTCTGGATCACAAAACTCTAACGCAAACCTTTGGGTTTGGGGAAATATGGCAAAAGACGGAAGTGGAGCCAATGGACAAAAACACAACAATAGTAGCGTTAGTTTTGTCCCCGCTGTAAACTTTGGCAATAACAGTATTATGATGATTGCCGTTGATATGGATGACTCAAAGATTTACTTTGGGAATGACGGCACTTGGGCTGGATCAGCAGACCCCGCCGCAGGAAGCAACCCTGCGTTTACTAGCTCTGATAGCAGTTTTGGCTCGCACCAAGTCATGCCATATCAAACTCTGTATGCGGACAGTGCCACATATAATTTCGGAGCTACCGCATTCGCTCATACTCCGCCTACTGGCTTCAAAGCCCTCAACACCGCCCAGCTCCCGGCTCCGACTGTTGCAGACCCAAGTGCGTATTTTGGTATTTTAACGTGGCAAGGAAACGGCACCGATGACACGATTATTCGTGACGGTGAAACTGTTGATGGTGTAGCTGTTGGAGGCGCATTGAAAGACAAGGGTGGTACTGGAACACGTTGGACTCCAGATTTTTCTTGGATTAAGAACAGAGCGGATAGTTCTACAAGTTGGGTCGTTTCAGATGTAGTTAGAGGCGTAACAAAAAATCTTGCTACAGATACCGATGCCGATGAAGACGATGCAACTCGAACTACTGACTTTGTAGCTGGAGGAATTGAGGTAGGAAACTCTAACTTTTCAAATAAAGATGGTAAGAAAACGGTTGGTTACTTTTTAAAAGCTGGTGGCTCCCCATCAGACAATACCAATGGTAGTATTACAAGCAGTGTCAGTGTAGCAGATCATGGTGGTTTTAGCATTGGAACGTACACAGGAAACACAACTACAAGTACCACAAAAACAGTAGGTCACGGACTATCTCGCAAGCCGTCTTGGGTAATTTGCAAGATGAGGAGTGGAAGTGGACTTCAAACTTGGACAGTGTGGCAAGAAGATATTTTTGCTGGAGCAAGTAATGAATATATAATTTTAAACTTAGCTAATGCTAAAACAAACGGTGCGTCATTTAGTAGTACGGCACCTTCATCTACTGTATTTACTGTAGGTAATGATGCAACAAACCAAAATGGAGACACCTTTGTTTTCTATGCTTTTGCTAAAACGCCGGGGCTAATAGCAAGCGGCTCTTATACAGGCAACGGCGTTGCCGACGGGCCATATGTTGTTGTAGACGATGGGGCATCTGGATTTTTGCCAGCATTCGTAATGTTTAAAAATATTAATGCGGGGCAGTCTTGGGAGATTCACGATTTAGGCAGAGAGCCATACAATATTACTCCCGAAGGAACTTTTGCTGGACGATTGCAACCAGATACAGATTCAGCCGAAAGTACAACATTTGTCCTTCAAAAACACGCTAACGGTTTTAAAATTGTAACTGGAGGAGCATCTACAAATGGTGGCGGTAATAAATTTATTTATCTAGCATTTGCCGAGAATCCATTTGGTGGCGGTGGCGACGGTGTAGCGCAAGCAAAGGCGCTGTGATAAGAACATGGCTCAAAAAGTAGCGACTAAGGTTGAGAGAAAGACAATTCGCCGTAGAAGTAAGCCTGTTTATCTTCGGCACCGAAAGAAGCTGGGTCCAAAGTCGCATATGCGCGTAAGATAGAGATTGGAGACGGAAGATGACTTCTATTTTTAAAGTGGGCGACCAGACAATCCGGCCCGGGCGAGCGTGGAGGGATTCCAATGGGACGCTCCAGCCTAAGAACTGGAATATTTGGTCTGAAGACGAAAAGAAGGCGGCGGGTATTTCTGAGGTTGTAATGCAGCCGTTTCCTGACCAGAGGCTTTATTCATCTTCGCACAATGCGGACGGCAGCGTAAACTCAACAGCTAACTCATTAACTGATGTGAATCAAGTTGATGAAGACGGAAAAATTATTCTTGATAGAAACGGCAATCAGCTTGTAACGCTTGGAGTCAAAAGCAACCTCAAGAGTGAAGTCAAAAGGCAACAGGCATCTCTCCTCGCTCAAACCGATTGGGCCATCGTGCGAAAAGCGGACAAGGGAACGGCTGTACCATCTAACATCCAAACATGGCGTGACGCTATTCGCACCAAGGCCACCGAAATGGAAACGGCCATTGATAACGCTGCGGACACCGACGCGGTTGAGGCGTTGTTTCTTAAGTACACAACGGACAGTGACGGCAAGACTACCAAGTCTGGTATTCTGTACGATTGGCCCGAATTAGGCTCTTGATAATGCGTGGCCTAATTAAGGTAGGTGTGAAATCGACCCCCTGACCATTGCGGCTGCCATAGGAGCCACGAAAACGCTCTTACGCTCCGCCCGTGGAGTGCAAGAGATTATGCACTCCGTCGATGGAATCCTGCACGCAAAGGATCAGCACGATCAGAATAAAGATCGTCAGCCCGGCAGTTCTATAGGCGCGAAGAACAAAAGCATATTGCAAAAACGCGCCAAGGATGATGGCGGCGACGAAAGCATCAGCGCGGCGGCATCTGCTATAATTGAAAAAAAGCAATTAGATCAACAACTTAGCGACCTCAAAGACGAGATTAATCGCAAGTGGCCGTCTAAGCCGGGTGAAAAAAGCACCTGGGATCAAATTCTAGCTGAACGTGAAAAGCGCATCGCGGAAAAGAAGGAACGTGAAAAGCGCGAAAAGATTGAGGCTGAAGAACGCGCAGAACGACGAAAGGCAATGCTGATTGAAGTGGCTAAAGGACTTGCCGTAGCCGCCGTTGCTGGTGGTATTGGTTGGTTTCTCTGGTGGGCATACACAAGCGGACCAGCGGTGCAGTAATGGATTTGAAACTTGTGGCTCAGGGTGCCATCATGCTGGCAGGGATTGCGGGGGGATACGCTGTAGTGAAACAACAGCTAACTCGCGTGATTTCTGATTTGGATAAGCATATTAAATCGGCTGATGAAAAATCTGAAAAGTTTGATTCTCGTTTGGACAACGCTGAACAAGAGCGCGGAAAGATTGCCAATCAGGTTTTAACGCTGAAATCCATAAATTCCCCGACTGAGTTAAAGTCTCTTAATAGAGAGCTAGAGGGGCTTAACAAAGACGTGAAGTGGCTGACCAAGCAGCTTGACCATTTAACAAAAATGCACCAAGGCAAGCACCCACCTGTTGGAGAATAAAATGGAAGCCAAAGACCTTGTGACCGTGGCTCCCGGCGGCGTGGCTGTTGCCGCAAGCTGGCTAGGATTAGTCGAGACGGGATTGTCCATTCTGTTGCTGCTTGCCAGCTTGGGTTTCTTAGCGTGGCGCTGGCGGCGAGCATTGAAAGAGAAAGCGTAATGGTAAGAGTAGCGGTTCTGGCCTTTGCTTTCTTTTTGGCGGCTTGTCAAACGGATCAAGCAGTGCATCCGACAGATTTAATGCGGTCTCAAGCCGACCTTGTGAGGCAAGAAATGGAGCTAGACCCACCACTTGATATGCTTCCCCATTGTGATATTCACGTTAGAATTGAAGACATGCTGGAACACAAATTTAAAGAACAACCGCTGTTAGCTGGCGGCTATTTAGACGGTTCGGTCATGCAGCTTCACGCTGGGCCAAACGGCGCGTGGAGTTTGTCAAGAGAGGTCGGACCCATTACTTGCATCCTTGCGACAGGCTACGGTTTGCAAATTATCGACTCGCCATCATCACCGGCAATTTAAGGAAGAGGCCAATGCGCTATCTGAGCTTGTTGGCAATCCTTGTTATACTGGGAGCCTGTAAATGGCACATCCCTGTTGATTTCGGCTATTAGAGGAGGCGGCTATACTTACATTAATTAGCAGCGTTCTGGGCTTTGGTACGAGTTTTCTCCCCAAGGTATTAGGCTTCTTTGAGGAGAAGCGCGACCAAGCCCATGAACTTGCCATGATGGACAAGCAGACAGAACAAGCCATCCAGCTTGGCAATATTAAATTGCAGCATATGGACATTGAAGCGGACATTCGGGAGACTGAAACGCTTCATAAGGAACACGCCACCATTACAAGAAAGTCATCTCAATGGTGTGTAAACCTTAGTGCGTCTGTCAGGCCGGTAATCACATATTGCGTGTTTTTTTCCTACTTTACATTGGTTCTGTTGTTGGCATTTGGTTACATCGACAACGCAATGTTTTCTTTGTTGTGGGCCGCTGATGGAATGGCCCCTCTATTTGCCGGAATCGTAAGTTTTTGGTTTGGCTCCAGAACCTTTAATAGAAAATGACGTTCTTTGAGTCGCTTTTAGAGAAACACGACCCTTCCTGGGACGGCCACATTAATGAGGCTGGATTGGAAATCGTGCGTCGATTTGAATCATGGGTTCCAACGCCGTACCGTTGCCCGGCGGGACGCTGGACAATTGGTTACGGGGCAACATGGGATATGGAAGGAAATCCTGTTGGCCCTGATCACCCCGCTCTTACTAAGGACGAGGGTGAGCTTCTCTTGCGAAAAGAAATCACGCACGTTGAGAAAGGAATTAGACGCCTTATCAAAGCGGAGCTAACTGAGAATATGTTTTCCGCTCTGTGCAGTTTCGCCTTTAACGTAGGCACGGGCAATCTGCAAAGGTCGACCCTCCGCATGAAATTAAATCGGGGGCAGTATGAAGACGCGGCTGACGAGTTCCCAAAATGGAGACGGGCGGCTGGCCGAATCCTCAAGGGATTGGTTCGCCGCCGCGCCTCAGAACGAGCCTTGTTCCTAGCCGAATGATTAGCCTGACTCTTTGGCCTGTTTTCTCACCAGCTTGGCGGCGTGGTTTCTAAGCGACTGCTTGGCCTCTTTGGTGTCAGGGATATAGACGCACTCCTTACGCAATCCCTTCTCTTTCTGACGGTTGTAGTATGCGGCCTGTTTCTCAGGGTTTGATAGGGCTGGCATTAGTGGACACTCCGATGTTGCAGTCTGTAATCTTTGGTTATTACGCCTAGCTTTGGGTCGCCGCGCAAATGCGCGTTAATCCATACCCGCCGACCATCTTGATATTTTCGCCAATGGCCGCGCACTGAGTGTTGCCGCCGCGAACTTTCATTCATGGAGCTAAACCCTTTAGGAAGGATTGTGATCCCCTGCCATTTTGGAAGATCAATGGCTAGTTCTATGTGAGCATTACCTTTGCGGAACTTGCCAAATTTGTATCGGCGGCTTGCGCTTTCGCGGGGCGTTTTAATAATCCAATCGAAATTCAGCAACCCCATCACGGTAATAAGAAACCGTGAATCACCCCTGGTCATCTCTGTGCCAATATTTTGCATATTTTGAGCAGCGTTTCTTGACCATTCTTGGTTTGCAGTATCCACAAAAAAGTCGATGCCTGGGCCTTGGACAAGCCTAGTGTGGGTTACAAGGTCATACAGTTCGGCGTCTTTGTCGCGGTCTAACACGCTATGCGTAGCGCCGTGCCGTTCTGACCAGATGTCGCTGATGGTATTGCGCTGCACCCACCACGCGCCCAGACATTCGGAAGCCACTTGTATTTCGCTGTTTCGGAAATCGGCTACCATTTCATCTGTCGCGGGGCTGTAAATACCCTCTAGAAATTTCCGATAATGTTCCATTGTGTAGCCGCTGCCGTCTTGCATTGCGGCAAATTCAATGGATAGCGGACCCACAACGATGTTTTCGTTATCATTGAAATCTATTATTGGCGTGGCAAGATATGCGTCTTGTTCGTATCCCGTATAATGTCCGTTGTTGAGAAGATACCCGACTCGCGGCGTTAGATTGTCGCGGTCAATATTTGTTTCAAGTCCAAACTCATTGCTCACGCGCTCAAGCGTGTCTTGGCGAATTAACTCGTTCCACTCAATCCATACGTTCTCGTGGGGCAATCGGAACAACTTAAACTGATCTATCAAGTCTTGCGCCGAAGACCGCATGGATGTCTCCATAGCGAAATCCACAAACCTATCGTCTAATACAAATCGCGTGGCTTGTCGGACATCTTGATACAGGCTGGAAGCCCGACGTTTAAGACGTGGCGTTCTCAACAAATCGGGGCTTCTAACCACAAGCCCTTTTTTGGGATTGGCGAGGGCCGCAATAGTTTCGTCGGCCAGTGTGAATGTGTCAGTCATCACTCCCCCCTACGCCGCAAACCGTGGGCGGAAACAATCAGTCAGCTTGCCAGGGTAGGCACTCCGGTCGATGTGGTTAGCGATGCCAAAAACATCGTGCGCGAAATTTGTATCGTCGGCGGCTAGTAGCTCATCAAGTTTGAGCGGGCAAGATTGGTGGACGCCTTGCACGTCCATCATTGCAGTCAGTCGCTTGTATTTAACGCCGTGAGCGTCGGCCATGGCTTCAGCGCGGTCGGCAATGTCAGCAATCAGATCAAGGTCGTTTTTTAAAATGTCAGTCATCTCTCTCTCCTAAAGTTTGCAGCACATCGCAGATTTTGGTTTGTTAACTAAGTTCCCGTTTCACTGATAACACGTTTCCGTGGAACATCAGTTGGGCCTGTTTTGCAATCACGAGACAAAGGCTTTTGCGGGTTGGCAGATTGCGGTCAGCAAGTTCTTCTTGGGCGCGCCGCGCAATGCTGGGGATTGAAGATTGGGAGTGCAAATTCCCGTGGAGGAAATCGGACTGGAGGTCTTGTGCGATTTCCATAACTTGGTCTTCAGTAACAAACATTGTCTCTCTCCTTGTTGCTATGGTTATAATCTAACTGATTATAATATAACTATCAAGCAGAAAGTTCGACGGAGTTAAATTAAATTAGGGTGAGCGCGGAGCCGTTTCCGGCTCTGCTGGACCTTCTAGGAGAGAGCTAATCCAGACTCGCGCTCATAATTTGTCGATCAAACCAGACAAAATAAATGGTATAACAAGCAAGGCCATCAGGCCAAGAGCTTGCAGACAATATTTAATCATCTTTAACAATCTTCAATGAGTACCCCAACTCCCTAAGTACGGACTCAAAGTTTGGCAATGAGGCGTTGTGACGATAGAACCATGCGCTCAAAGTCGCACTTGACACCCCTGCGCTTTGAGCGATGTCGTTTTTAGTGCGACCTGATTCTTGGATAAGGTTGTTAAGCTCCTCAACCAGCGGTGAAAATCTTCTTGTGTCGATCATCGTAAATTTATCTCTGCTCTGTGAGTTGCTTGTTTTGTTCTCCATGCTTCAAACCGCATTTGCGTTGCTTCCCATTCGGCCTTGGCAACATTAGCGGCGGTCCTGGCTTCCACCATTTCAACAATGTGCGCCTTGAATCGCTCATGCCGTCTGGCCCAATGTTCGGCTTTAGAGATAGAGCTTTCGCCAGATTGATTAACCAATTCGGAAAGCAATATTTTCTCCATCTTTTCCAGCATCCGCGCAGCCCCATCCAGTTCCGCTGATTTGACTGCTTTAGCTAGTGCGTTGTCACTTGCTCTGTCGATGTCCATCACCGCTTTCCTTCCTGGGGTCCGCACCGCTCACAGTAGCCGCGTTTTTTTAGAATGCCGCCGCACTTCTTGCAGTGACCATATGGGGCTTTCAAAACGGAATCTCATCGTCTAAATTGCCCACTGAGGCGCTTGAAGCATCTTCTTGGGGTGGTGGGGCATCGGATGAAACAACGGGGTCTTGTGGGGCGTTAGAACGGCTATCCAGCATTTGCAGGGTAGAGTTGTATGCAGACAGAACGACCTCTGTGGTGTATCGGGTGTTCCCTGATTTGTCATCCCACTTACGGGTTTGAAGCTGGCCCTCAAGATAAACTTTGCTGCCTGACTTTAAAAACTTCTCAGCTACCTCAATAATCTTTTCATTAAAGATAACCACCTTATGCCATTCGGTTCGTTCCCCTGTTTTCCATTTTTCAGAGGTAGCAACCGAAAGGGTGGCAATTTTCTTTCCCGATTGGGCATAACGAACTTCGGGGTCTTTGCCCAAATTTCCTACCAAAATAACTTTATTTACACTCATGCTGCATTCTCCAATTTTATGAGGCGGTCAATTTTTTCGTTCATTTCAAAAAGAAAATCGACAACCATGTTTTCCAGTTCTTGGATGCGCTCCTCGTCGCGCTCCACGCGCTTAATAAATAACTGACTTGCGGGCGGCATCCTTGGGTCGAACGAAACAAAGTCGCACCACTCGCGCTTAGTGCAAGCCATCTGCCATTGCATTTGATCTATGTATTTTTTAGGGATCGACCCGCCCAACAACGTGTCTATGTGCGTGTGTGTTTGGGGGCATTTGATCTCAACCAGACCATTCTCAACGCCATTTTTTCCAGCGGCTGACACAAGGCGGTCTGGTGAGCATCCCGCTTGGTCAATGCTTGGGTGATCTACAAAGCCAACCAGTTCCAGTTCCGCATCCGTATAGAAAGAATAGGCATCGGCAGCTTGCGGCTCTGTGTCGGTCCCGTGCTGCATTGCAGCATTAGAAAAAGATGGCGTGGGTTCGTGCGTTAAACTCTCCGCTATCAACTCCCCCATATACTTCGCCCGTGATGCGCCCCAGCCTGTTTTTATTTTGGCAGCGACATCACTAATTCGGGATGCGGTGACTTTTCCCAACCGCGCTTGATGCCATTCGGGTGATCCTTGCTCCATCATTGTGCCGACCCTTTGTTCTTCAAAGCGGCTTCGGCTGCGCTGTATTGGTTTGCTGGAATTTGTGCAAATGATTCTACTTTCAAATATGCAAGGAACTTTTTCTTGTTAGCTCCCACCTTCTCAGCCAGTTGTTCAAGGTGGGCGGCTTCAGCGGCAGTAATAAGTTGGCCTTGTGCGATGGCGCTTTCTACCTCACCAGCCGAAGCGTACTCTCCCCCATGTAATCCAAAGTTAGCCAACGCTCTGCCAATCGCGGAAGTCTCGCAATTCTCCAGCGCAGACGTTTTATTTACGGGTCCAGCGTTTCGGTCTTCTTCCGCAAGCCCCGTCGCAACAACATGTTGGTCTTTTGCGATTGTAGCCATAACCCGCACAAATGGGTCGCTTGCGGGCAGGACTTCGGTCATTAGCGAAAATTCGTGGCCGAAGTGCTTTCGGAATATCTCCACCCTTGTTGCAACTTGGGTGTAGCTTTTCCCTTTAATTTTCACCGTTGGAGCAAGCGTTAGCTCCGCAATGGCTTCTTCAAGCTGGCTCATTGCTTTCTCCCTTATCTAGAATCTTGTTTAGAAGCTGTTGCGCCTCGCGCAATTCTTCCACACACCCTTCGGGCAGTGGCCCATCGAATTTATCCAAATCTTTCAACACTTGGTTAAGAAGATAGGCGTCATACTCAGGGCCGTGGACTTCGTGCAAATTTGCCATCACGCTAACTCATCAGCATTTTCATAGGCCGCGCATCCTTGACGGTAGGGAGCGGCGTTGAGAAAAATGTTTTTCGCGTTGGCTGACCGGATAACAGCCCAGGCCAGTTGAATGAGTTGCTCTGAGAACAAATGCGGGTTGCTGATAATTCGTCGAGCGTTCCGCAATTCACGAATGATGAATTTTTTAGGCATTATCCTCTCCATACGATTTCGTTGTTGCCAAAAGCATTTGGTCGGCGTTCGCCCGAATCAAAAATGTAACCGTGCTTTTTAAGTTCGGATGTTCGCGGCTGAATGCCGCTGTACGGCCTGTTGAGGCCAGCGGCAAGTTCGCTTGTGGTCATGCCGCGCTCATCA